GGTGTTAATGACCCTGCAATCTTCAAAGCAATCTTTCTTGCTGGTGGACCAGGTAGTGGTAAATCATTTATTGTTGGTAAAACAGGACTTACATCTTTAGGGTTTAAAGTTGTAAATTCTGATACTGCATTTGAACGTGCAATGAATCAAGCAGGTATGGAAATGAACCCTGATAATATTTTTTCTGTTGGTGGTCAACAAATGAGAGGTAAAGCAAAAGAGTTGACTGCAAAACAACAAATGTTATATATGAAAGGCAGACTTGGTTTAGTTATTGATGGTACTGGACGTGATGCAGATAAAATAATTAGACAGAATGAAAAACTAAAAGAACTAGGTTATTCTACTGCAATGATATTTGTCAATACAGACAAAGAAACTGCTTTACGTAGAAATATGGAAAGAGCAAGAAGACTAGACCCGAAAGAAGTTGCAAAGATGTGGGATAACGTTCAAAGAAATGTTGGTAAGTATCAAAGAGCATTTAAAAGTAGATTAACAATAGTTGACAACTCAGATGGAAAAGACTATAATAAAGAAACAACTAGAGCATTTAGAATAATGAAACAATTTGCAGAGAAGAAACCTATGAATCCGATTGCACAAAAGTGGATAAAGACTCAGAAAGAAGAGACGAACCCTAGAATACCTAGAAAGAAAGGTCAACCTGCTAATTCTAAGAAACATTCTGATTTATATACAGATGAAAATCCTAGAGGTACAATACACGGATTGGGTTTCAAAGATGTTGAAACTGCACGAGCAAGTATTAAAAAGATAGAAAACTCTGGTAAAAAACATGCACATAAAATACAGGCGGCAGTTGCTATGGAACAACGTGCAAGAGAAATGGGTAAAACTGCAGAAGCGGCCATCTATCGTACATATATTAATAAGATGAAAAAGAAAACAAAAGAAATGAACAAAGAAGATTACATGGAGTATCACCCAAAGAACAATAAAAAGTATCGTAAGTTGACACCATTTCAAACAGAATCTTACAAAAGTCTTTTTCTACCAGAAGAAAAGAATACACATATGACACATATAGAAGATAAAGTTCTGTATGGTGGAGTCAAAGGTACAAGAGAGGCAATCAATGCCTTGAGAAGTATACGTGATATGTTAGCAGGTAAATCATCAACTAAGATGTCAGTTAAGTGGGATGGTGCACCAGCAATCTTCTGTGGTGAAGACCCAAGTGATGGTAAGTTCTTTGTTGCTAAGAAAGGTATCTTTGCTAAGAATCCGAAAGTATACAAATCAAATGCTGATATTGATGCTGATACTTCAGGAGATTTAGCAGAGAAATTAAAACTTGCATTGAAGCATTTAAAGAATCTTGGTATTAAAGATGTCATACAAGGTGACTTCTTGTACTCAAAACAAGACTTAAGTAAAACTAAAATAGATGGTAAGCAGTATATTACATTTCACCCAAACACAATTGTCTATGCAGTAGAGGCAGGCACAGAAGCGGCCAAACGTATTACTAAGTCACAGATTGGCATAGTTTGGCATACAACATATAAAGGTAAAGACTTTGCATCGATGAAAGCATCATATGGTGTGAAAAAGATACCATCTTCTCCAGCAGTTTGGTCGCAAGATGCAGAACTAAGTGGCGCTGGTGAGGCAACAATGAATGAAAAAGAAACTAAAGAAGTTACAAGTTATTTAAGTACTGCTGGTTTTCTATTCAATAAAGTCGCTGGTGATACACTCAGAGAACTAGAAAAGAATCCAGAACTTGCACAATTAATCGAACAATACAACAATACTTTTGTTAGAGCAGGGCAAATGTTACCAGATAGTAAGAAACATACTGCAAGATTGATACGTTGGATAGAGAATAAGTATAAAAAAGAAATGGACAAACGTAAAACTGCAAAAGGAAAACAAACACAACAAGACAAGTTAGACACAATTTTAAAGTTTTTTTCACCACAAAATAGAGTTTCGCTTGTCAATATGTTTGATTTACAAAAGAATATAGTTCTCGCAAAACTAAAACTTATAAATAGATTAAACAACATTAGCAATATTGATGCATTTGTGAAAACACCGAAAGGTTATAAAACTACTGGTGCAGAAGGATATGTTGCTATTGATAAATTAGGTGGTGGCGCAGTTAAGTTAGTTGATAGATTAGAATTCTCTTACAACAACTTTTCTCCAAATATATTGAAAGGATGGGATAAACCGAGGTAAAATGAAATCATTTAAAGAGTTCACAACTACAGACGAAGCAATGACTGTTCAACAAAGGTTGAAAAGGTCTCGTCAATTCAAAAAAATCAAGGCAAAAATCGCAATGGGTCGAAAGAAAGCGGCCCGTAAAATAGCATCACCTGAGAAACTAAAGAAACGTGCATTGAAAAAAGCACGTCTAAAGTTCTTTAAGAAAATAACTAAAGGTCAAGCACCACAAGATATATCTCTTGCTCGAAGAAATGAGATAGAGAAAAAACTTGATAAGATGAAACCTAAGATTCAAAAGTTTGCTAGGAAGATTTTACCACAAGTAAGGAAAGATGAATTAGCAAAGAAAAAGAAATCTAAAGAAAACAAATAATATATCATGGCAATCAAAAACTTTTCACAATATTTAATTGAAGCAGAAAGAGAGGTGTTCTTCACATTTGGTAGAATGAATCCACCCACTATCGGACATGGTAAAGTTCTAGAAACGTTAGCAAAGAAATCTGGTAGAAATGACTATAAAGTTTTTACCTCACAAGTATCTAATCCAAAGAAAGACCCACTATCTTACTCAGATAAAATAAAACATATGCGAAAAATGTTTCCAAAACATGGCAGAAGTATCATTATTAATAAAAAGATAAGAACTGCCTTTGATGCGGTGACAGAACTATATGACCAAGGATATCGTAAAGTAAATATGATTGTTGGTTCTGATAGAGTTAGAGAGTTTGATACACTATTGAAAAAGTACAATGGTGTAAAAGGTAGACATGGTTTCTATAACTTTGAGTCAATCAATGTGTTATCTGCAGGTGAACGTGACCCAGATGCTGAAGGAGTTGCTGGTATGTCTGCATCAAAACAAAGAGCAAATGCTCAAGAAAATGATTATACTGCATTCTCTCAAGGTGTACCAAAGAATATGAATGATAAAGATACTCGTAAGTTATTTAACGATGTTCGTAAAGGTATGGGACTTAAAGAAGAGAAAAAGTTCAAACGTCATGTTGACCTTGGTAAATTAAACGAACTTCGAGAAAACTATGTCAAAGGTAGTCTTTATGAAATAGGCGATACTGTTGTTATCAAAGAATCAGAAGAAGTTGGTATTATTACAGTATTAGGTTCTAATTATGTTATTATTGAAACAAATGATAAGAAAAAAGTACGTAAATGGTTAGATGCGATAGAACTTGTTGAAAAGAAACTAACACCAGCAGAACTTAAGAAAAGAGAAGAGATTGCTAAAGCAATAGAAAAAGATAACCCTAAAATGCCTATGGATAAGAAAATGGCAATTGCTACTGCTACTGCTAAACGTGTTGCAGAAAAGATTGTCGATGATGTTTCTACTATCATAGAAAAAGAAAAAGAAAAGGCAAGAGTTGCTCAAGATAAAGATGTCAAAGACAAGAAAGGTTCGCAACCATCTGTTTACTATAAAGGCGTAGCAAAGAAAACAAAAAGTTCTAGAGCATCACATTTTGCTAAACATGGTAAGATGGACGATGATAATCCAGCGGCATACAAAGATGCACCTGGGGATAAAAAAGCAAGAAAGAAAGGAACGAAACTTAGTAAACACACAAAATCATACAGACAAATGTTTGGAGATGACTAATAGTATAAATAGAAACATGATATCTTTTAAAGAATATGCAGAAATAGAAGAAAGTTCGACTAAAGGTCTTCAAAACAAGGCATCAAAGTCTGGATTTGCATATAAAACTTTAAAAAAAGTATTCGATAGAGGTGTTGCCGCATGGAGAACTGGTCACAGACCAGGGACAACTCCAGCACAATGGGGTATGGCGAGAGTTAATGCCTTTATTACTAAGAAAAAGAAAGGTATTAAATTAAATCACGACCAAGATTTAGGTTAGGAGAAAAACATGGCAAGATATATTCAAGTATTAGGTACAGAGGCCGCTTGTGGTACATCGACTGGAAATGGTAGTAATTTTGGTAATGCAGGATTAGTTCGCCTTCTCAATAGCACTGGTACTGCAAGATTAGTTACAGTTGAAACTTCTGCAAACGTCACTATCGGAACTTTTACACTTGCTGGTAACCAAGAGATATACGTAAGAAAAGGTAAAACAGACGAGATATTTGCCGCGGCAACTACAGTTCTTGGAGTTTCAGTAGCATTTAGATAGGAGTATCAATGAAGTTCAGAGACATATCTGAAAGAGTTAAAGGTGGTAAGTTAGACCCATTGTCTAAAATGGGAAAACAAAAACTTACTGGGCAAGAAGTTGCAAGGTATTATAAAGATAATCCCAAAGCAAAACAGGCCGCTAGAGATAAAACAGTTAAAAAAGCAATCGAACTTGCTCTTGATTTAGGTGGCGCTCAATCGTATGCAATAAAAGAAATAGAAAAACTTAAAAGAGGTCTTTCAAAAATGCCTGTTGTTCAACAAGCACTTAGAACTGCAAACGAAGAAATGACAAGTACATCTTCTGTTGCAATGCCTGAAATACCTTTAGGTCGTAAACACAAAGTAATGAAAAGAAAAGAACTTGACGAAGTTACAAGACAAGAAGTTGATGCGATGAAAAAAGTTTCTAAAGACATGCAAAAAGTCTTAGTATCTTATCAGAAGGTTGCAAACATAGGTGATAAAGAACTCAAGAATACAATTCATAACAAAGATTACGAAAAAGTTTTAGATGCAAGAAATACAATCCTTAAGAAGATTGGAACTCTTAATACCAAAATGTTATTGCAAAAAGAAGCAGTACTTGGACACGATTTTGGTACTAACCCATTCTCTAAAAAAGAAGCAGAACAGGCGAAAAAACTTGCTAGACAATATAGTGTAAAAGTAAAACCGCACAGAAACCCTAAGAGCAAAAATCATCTAGAGTTTCATGGTGGCACACGTAATTTACAAGCATTCTACAGAAATTTACAAATGATAATGAACGAAAGTCTTGAAGAAAACAAAGAAAAGTTATCACCAGCAAAGGCGCAATATAAGAAATTTAATATAATAAGAACCAAACTCTATAGGTTTGTGAAGGCAAAAACTAAAGCACATAAATTTGCAATTGATGACCTAATGTTAATGACTTCTCCTAAAGTTATTGAAGGAATGTACAAACAAAATCCTCGAGGTTTTACAAGAATGATGGATAAGATGTACCCCAACGAAAGAGAAAAAATGACCAAAATGGATTTTACTGTTCTGGGTGACTTTATTGATGCTAGAGGTAAAGTGATAAAAGGACAAGGAGACAAAGTAGATGAAAGTACTTCACTTAATGAAGAGACAATACTTTACCGAGTTAAAGATATCAAAAAACCTGAACTGGACAAGTTTAAATCGTCTGCAAGGTTAATGAAGTTAAAAATAAACATTAAACAAAGTCCTAGAGGTAAAGAAACTATTATAAGACTGGAAGGTGGTAAGAAACAGATAAGAGATTTTGATGCAGTAGCAAGAGGTAAATCATCTTACGGAGACCCTTCTTTAGCAATGAAAGAAGAGTTTGACTTGAATGAAGAGTCTGCAACTATGAAGAAAGTTCGTCAAGTAGTTAAGAAGAAAGGCATGATGAACATTGATGGCATGAAACTTGACCTGACCACTGCAAGTATGATAGCATCTGTATATGACAAAGTTAATCCACAGAACAAAAAAAGAATGGACTCACTTAAATTACCACAACTTGTTAATCTTACAATGAAAGTTGCTGGTAAAGGCAAAATGAAAAAAGAAGATGCAGTTGAAAGAGCAAAAGAACTTGCTGACTTAAAAGCAAAACATAAAAGAGAAGTAGAGCAAGAAAAAGACGAAATTGCCGCAACTAAACAAACTAACGAATCTTTGTGGAGAAACATACACAACAAGAGAAAAAGTGGTAAGAAGATGCGAAAACCTGGTGAGAAAGGCGCACCTACGGCACAAGATTTTAAAAATGCTAGAGGTGAAGCAGTATCACCTGCACAACAGGCCGCAATCGCAATCTCTAAAAAAGAAAGAGGCGAGAAACCTAAGAATGAATGTGCAGATGAAAAAGACTTTAAACCACATAAAATGTATAAGGGTGATAAAGAAGTCATGGCAAATACATATGCTGACCATGTGAAGTATGACAAAATGGGTTACACTCACGAGAAACCTAAGAAAGAGGCATTAGATGCCAAAGACAAACCATTTGTCAAAGACTTAGTTAAAAAGTTAAGAGGTGGTTCTAAAACTCATGCAAAACAGGCAGATGATTTAGAAAAAGCAATGAATACAGAATCTATGTCTCGTGCAAGACGTGATGCAATGAGAGATATGGGCACACGTAAAGACAGAGACGATGATGGTAACCCTGTAGCAACTGCAGATGACAGAAAGGCCGCAGATAAAAATGTTGTTATGCAAATAAGAAGAGTTACAGATTTAAGTAAACCTGCACAAATAGAATTACGAAATGGTAAAAAAGTAATGCTGAAACCAGCAGATGCTAAAATGATGATGAAAAAGTTTGATGCAATTCGTAAACCACAAGACAGACTTAAAGTTCAAAATGCAATGAACGATAAGAAAATGACAGTTCAAGGTTTAAAAAGATTACTCGGAAAATAAAATGAAAACTTTTGCTCAACACAGTAAAGAACTTGAAGAAGCACCACTGATTCAAGACCAAATACCTGCAGTAAAATCTATGGCAACTAAATTAGTAAATCTATTAACAAAAGAAAACTCTAAAAGAAGAATTCAACTAATGACTCAAGTAGGAAGAGCAGTTGGTATTAAAGTAAAAGAATTACCGAATGGGAAAATAGAATTACGTTAAGAATAAATACTTTTCGTGAAGCGACATAAATTATTAAATATACATTATTTAGGTGGAAATGGTGGCGAGTTTTTAGCATCATATCTACAACACCACCGTGAATTCAATCAACACGAAACTGACCAAATGGATAGTATTACTAAATACGAATTCAAAAGAGACAGATTCGACCATGCATCACATATCTATTTAGGTTTAGGCACTCACAAATGTCTTGCTCATTATAGTCCTAGAAAATTTCTTCAAGAACTTTGGAAAACTTCAAACGATAAATGGACATTACGTATTGACCATGGTTATGGATATACAGTACAAGAAGAACAATGGATAAAAGGATTGTATGAAGATTGGAATGTATCTAAGACTATTATTTTAAATACAACAGAACTTGAAGGTTCAAAGTTTTGTCGAGACTTAGCACAAATAAAAGTTTTTGGTAAAGGCACTCATACTATGTCTGAAACTGCAGAATTTAATCAACCAAAAGCATATGCAGTTAATAGATTAGCACCACTACTTCAAGAGTTTAGTGGTTTTGATTTAGGCGATATCTGGGAAACTCCATTAGAATTCAATGAATTTGCTACACAACGATATAAAGACTTGATACCAGAACCTCATGACTGGTTGCATGTAGACCCAATGAGACTACTTCATACGAAAGATGAACAAGAAAGAGAAGAACAATTAATAAGAATTTTTGATTATTTAGGGTTTGATTATTCAATAGTTGATTTAGGTATGTTATTATGTGAAAAATACATGCAAGATAATATAAAATTACATAAAAAAAGAGGTTTTTCCTAATAAGACTTAAGGTCTAGAAAGTAATTTGTATAAATAAAAGTATAATTTTACTATAATGGGAAAATATGGCCGTAAGGGAAACACAATCTACTCGATTGGATAGAATCGAAGATAAAATCGACAAACTATCTGATGCTATAATCTCACTTGCAAGAGTAGAAGAGAAGATTGCCAGTATGGAAAAACAGTTAGAAAATGGGCATGATAGAATGAATAATCATGGCATAAAACTTGATGCAATAGAGTCTCAAGTTACCTCAAATGCTCAAACTGTTTCAGTAATACATCGTGTTTTTTGGATAGTAATAGTTTCTTGTGCAACAGTTGTTGCTAGTGTAGTAGGCAACATGCTTTGGGGATAAAAAATGGTAGACGTAAACAAAAATATTAAAAATGCATACTTAAGTATGTATGAACAAAAAGAAGAAGTTCTTGATGAAACAAACAAGAACGATAAGTCAGACGATGGCGATGGGTTAGATGCAGTTCAACCTAAAGCAGTTAAGAAAAAGTTTGACGATAGAAAAGACAAAGACATTGATAACGATGGCGATGTTGATTCTTCTGACAAATATCTCCACAAAAGAAGAAAAGCAGTATCTAAAGAAATCGAAAAAGAAGGTAATGCATTTAGTAAAGCATTGATGGCCGCTAAAGAGAAAGGTGAGAAAACATTTAAAGTTGGCGACAAAGAATACAATGTTCAATCAGAACTAAACAAACTTCAAAAAGAATCATTTACTTTAGATGACATTCGTGAAATGTGTCACTCTAAAGACCACGATTGTGCAACTTACGTTGACCACCCAGAGTTTGGTCTTGGTAAACCAGTATATGAATCTCATGCGATACCAAACGATGACGGTTCTGTTGACTGGTATGACGTTGAGTTTGCTCATGGTATCGAAAGAGAAGTTCCTGCAGAAGACATGCAAATTCTTCAAACAGAAGCACACAAAGAAAAAGTCCACAAAGATGATGAAAAAATGATTAAGAGTCAAAAGAAAAAAATGAAAGAAGAGGACGAAGAAGAAGAAGAACCAAAAATGATGGACTCAGATGAAAACCCAATGAAGAAGAAAAAGAAAGTCATGGTGCCTGATGCAGACAAACCTAGCGAAGATGATGCAGAAGAAGACAAACCAAAAGTTGGTGTAGAAAAACCTGAAGACAAAAAGAAAAAGAAAACTTCTGGTAATTCTGGTGAGAAAGAAGCAGAAATCTCTAAAATTGGCGAACAAGTATCAGAGTTCACTAATCTTTTAAATGAACTAATGGCAGTTGATGCAGTTGGTAAAAAGAAAAAAGATAAAGATGGTTCTGAACCAGACGAAAGAGACGAGAACAACCCAGAAGGTGAAAAAGACTTTGTAGATGCACATGGTAAAAAAGATGTAGTCGTTGATGGTGAGAAAGCAATAGACGATACTTCTAAAACTGCTAAAGACACTAAACAAGGTAAACACGTCAAACAACAACAAGCAAAAGGCGACTCTAAACCTATTAAATCTACCGAAGCACCTGTTAAAGGTGAAAAAGAACCTAAAGAAGGTGAAGGTAAGAAATCAGTTAAAACTGAAAATACTCTTATGGACTTAGCACTTAAGGCATTATCAGGTAAAAACATTCCTGAAATGAAGAAGATAGTTGCTAGTGCTAAAGAAGAAAATAAGAACCCTTTTGATGCACGAACTAAAGATGCTAAATCATTTTTAGAAAGAATGGCAAAAAGAAAGAATGGTGATAAAGGTACAAGTCAACAATATAAAGACAATGACCCGAAAGATTTACCAATGATTAAAGGAGAAAAGTAATGGCAAAATTAGTTGCACCTCCATGGTGTGAAAATGCAGTACCTACTGCTAATGGTTGGGAAGACCCAGACACTGGTGAATTATACGTAAGTGGTGGATTTACTCAAGAGCAAATCGATGAATTCTTCGGTGCTAAACCTAAAAAAGCACAAGTGTTAACAGAAGCACCTGCTAATAATAAAGGTTTAGACCAAATGAATAAGTTAGAACTTGAATCACTTGCTAGAGAAAAAGGTGTTGAGTTAGATAGAAGAAAATCAAAAGCAACACTATTACAGACTGTAAAAGAACTTTTTAGTTAAGAATCGATATACATAATAGTATATCATGAAGTTAACGAAAGATAATCTATTAGTATATGCCGCTCAGAACTACTATAATCCAAAGTGTATTGACACAGACGATTTTCTTGAAGACTTAAAACGTTTTAAATACATCAAACGATTACTCAATCGTTATCGAGATAGTGGTGTTCTTTCTGAACGACTTATACTAAATCACTTAATTATTATCTTTAATGTCTTTGACATTGAAGCAGGTCTTAATATTTTAGAACTGAAACTAGAAGTAGAATATTGGCCAGTTATCAAACCATTTCTTATTTTTCTCAAGACAATCAAAAATGACGAATATACAAACATAGATATGGATAAAAATGTTGTCGAAAAACTTCGGGAGATATAAATAGAGTTATGGGAATTCTAAAATCTGCCGCAGACCTGGTATATACACTTCGATTTTTAAAGTTGTTGACTACACCTTTTGAAAAGTTAGGTGCATATGAGATTGGTCTCATTGACAAAGATGGTGTGGTAGATAAGAAAAGAAAAGCAGAACTTAAATTAACAATGGATGGTAGAATGGATTTGTCTACTCATTACACTACATTTCTACGTCTTGTTATTAGATTAAAATCATTATTAGCAAAAATACCTGGTGGTAAATCATTTGTTGCAAGATATGGTGCCGCACTAGCACTTATCAAAGAACATGGCGAACTATCAGATAAGAATCTACTTAAGATTCACGAAGCAACAGGTATTGATATTCTAGATGTCCTTGCAGAAGATACACAATGGTTTATGTTAGAAGACAAACAATTATCTCCTGGTGTCTATAGAATGAAACATGAGAGTATGACTTGCATTTATACTGACACATATAAAGATGATAAAATAAGAATTCTTGAAGAAGAATCAACTCCTGTAGACGAAGTTTTAGGACTTGACATATATTCTGCAATTCACTTGCCAAGCAATCAAAAAATGTATGTGACTACAGGAGATATAACTAAGTGAGATTTAATACTTACGTACAAACTCAAGAACTAACAGAAGGCACATTCTTGTTTGAACAACAAGTTAATCGTGAACTTGCTGAATGCACATACGAAGACTGGTGTATATTACTAGAAGACGAACAGAAACCTTGGTGGCAAGACAAAGGTGAAAAGTTTCAACAAGATTATATTAAAAAGAATCCACAATCTGATACTGCAAAAGCAATGCGGTCTTATCTGTCAACTAAAGAAAAACCCACTACTGATACTGATACTGATACTGATAAAAATGTTGATGTCAAAACAAGTTCTACAGATGCAGATGAACCGAGTAAAGATAGATATAACGAACCTCTCAGTAAACACCCAACATTAAAGAAAGCACTTACTAGTGAAGTAAATGAGATTACAAAAGATTTAGGTGTGGCACGAGACGAACTTGTAAATGCAATCAAAGAAAAAAGTGTCTTTAAAGCAGTTAAGGCAGTTGGTATGGGTGGTGGTAAAGTCGCACTTGATGGTCTTAAAACAGTAGATACTGCAGTAAACTTTGCGGCAGATAAAGTAGCGGCCACACAAATGGTACAAGGATTACAAAAAGGTACAATAAAAGTTGACGAGTTTCTTAACAAATACCCTAAATTAAAAAAAGTTGCTGGTGTAGGAATAGCAGGGTTTTTAACATATCAATGGTTACAAATGTCATTCTCAGGTAACTTAGATAGTGATTATGACTTGTCAAATATACCAGAAGCAATCGCTGGTAATATAGGATTCACAGAAGTATTGGCAACACCTGCTGGCATTAAAGGTATGGGTCTACTGGCCGCAGGTGTTGCCACAGGTGGTATGACAACTATTTGGGCAGGTGGTAGAAGAGGTTTGATGATGGCCGCGGCATACACTGGTGCCAAGAAAGCAGGTAATACTAATCTAGCAAATAAGTTGTTTGGAAAGATGCGACAAATGGTGAAAGGTGATGCTGGAGATTTAGACAACAAAGACAGAGAACCTGAAGAACCAGTAAAAGATAAATAGAACTATGAAGAAATGCAATTGTGAAGACTTACTACAAGAGGCCGCAGAGTATCAAGGTAGAAAAGTCACATTAAACAACCCAACTAGGTCTAGCGATGGCAAGAAAAAGTTCTATGTCTATGTCAAGAACGAGAAGGGTAATGTTATTAAATTAGGTTTTGGTGACCCAAATATGGAAATCAAACGTGATGACCCAGCGAGAAGAAAATCTTTTAGAGCAAGACACAATTGCGACAACCCTGGACCTAAATGGAAAGCACGATATTGGTCATGTTATCAGTGGAGAGCAAGTGCAAAAGTTGACAATTAAACTCTAAAGTTTTAATTGTATATATAAGAATAGGAGAAAATTATGTTGAGTTTATTAGGTAGTTTATTAGGTTTCGGTGGGTCCATAATCCCAGGTATATTAGACAGTTTCAAAGAAAAATCAGACCAAAAATTCGAACTCAAAAAGTTAGAAGTCCAAGCAAAAATACAATCAGAACAACTTCAAGTTCAAGCAAAACTCCAAAAAGAATTAGGTAAAGCAACACTTAATTTATTCGAAGCACAAGCAAAAGATAAAGAACACGAAAGATTAATTCAACACGATATGGTGTTGCAACAAGGTACAGGATTTATAGGTGGATTAGCGAGGTCAGTACGACCAATCATTACATATGCATTCTTTCTTTTATTCGCAGTTATAGAAGGTACACTTCTTTATGGCGCAATACAGGCGGGAACAGACTTTCAAGAAGCAATCAATATATTGTGGGACGAAGATACAAAGGCAATCTTTGCGGCAATAATATCATTCTGGTTTGGGTCTAGAGCAATCGACAAGAATCGTAAAGCGAAGAAATAATCATTGACAATACTTTCTAAGTAGAGTATAATAGTCCACTTTAACTTCACATACAAGGAGAAGACTTGGACTACTCAGACTTAGTAATAGAAATTGACAAAAAAAGAGATAAATTATTAGAAGATTACTCAGTCGGAATGCTGAAAGATTTTTATCTGACAGATTACGAAAAATCACCACAAGAAGGATTTGCACGTGCCAGTTTAGCATGGTCGACATATAATGATAAACTAGATGTAGAACTTGCACAACGTCTCTATGATTATGTAAGCAATAAATGGTTTATGTTTGCAAGTCCTGTTCTATCAAATGCGCCCAATGGACAAAATAAGAAAAATAAAGGTATGCCTATATCTTGTTTTCTTACTTACGTACCAGACACACTTGAAGGTTTAATTGACCACTCGTCTGAACTTAGATGGTTATCTATCATGGGTGGTGGTGTTGGTGGACATTGGTCAGATGTCAGAACTGTATCAGACATTGCACCAGGTCCAATACCATTTTTACATACAGTAGATGCTGACATGATTGCATATCGTCAAGGTAAAACACGTAAAGGTAGTTATGCGGCATACATGAATGTTGACCACCCAGATATCATGGAGTTTCTAAACATTCGTATACCTACTGGTGATGTTCAACGTAAAGCATTGAATATACACAATGCGATTAACATAACTGATAAGTTTATGGAAGCAGTTATGACAAATAGTGATTTTGACTTGATTGACCCAAATGATGGCACAGTAAAAGAAACTGTCAAAGCAAGAAAACTATGGGAAAGAATACTTGAGATAAGATTTAGAACTGGTGAACCATATCTAAACTTTATTGATACTGCAAACAATAGTCTACCAGAACCACTCAAAGAAGCAGGACTTAAAATACATGGTAGTAATCTATGTAATGAAATACATTTACCAACAAGTGCTGAACGAACTGCAGTCT